AAAAGGCAATTAGAAAGTCAGACAAACAATTTATAGCAGTAACATGTCATCATGATGTACAAGATTGGTTATTACCCGATTGGGTATTTAATACAGATAGTATGACCTTTCAAATACTTGAAGGGCAAAAAAAAAATAGACCTAAAGTTAAATTTGAAATATTCAAAACAAGAGACAAGTCAATCTGGAGAATATTTGCTAAACACCACTATTTGAGTCATAGTCATAATAATGCAGCACAAGTATATGTTGCTTATGTAAATGAACAAATAGCAGGATTTATAAGTATATTACATTTACCTAATAAAAAACCTAATTTAAAAAAAGTGCATAGATTAGTAATATTACCAGATTATCAAGGCATAGGTATTGGTGGAAGGTTGTTAGATTTTATAGCAAATAAATATACTGATGATAAATTTGTCTTTGGTATAACAACATCAGCACCAAGTTTAATATTTTCTTTAAAAAGACATAAAGATTGGAAATGTTATTTCTTTGGAAGGAATACAGGTAAACAAAAAATGGTTGAGTTTAATAAAACAAGTACAAAAAATAGAATAACAGCAGCATTTAGATATATAAAAAATGGAACAAAATAGAACAAAGATTAACAAAGAAAGATTACTAAAAGCATTAGAATCAAGTCTAGGAGTAATAACAACTGCTTTAAAAGCAACTGACTTAAGTAGAACAAACTTTTATAAGTGGCTAAAAGAAGATGAAGAATTTGCAGCTAAGGTTGAAGAAATAGAAAACATACAACAGGATTTTATAAAGTCAAAGTATTATGAATGTGTAAAAGATAAAGTACCATCAGTTGTAATACACGCTGCAAAAACTAGACTTGGTTGGAATGAAACAAACAAAGTAGATTTAACATCAGGTGATGAAAAGATAAAAATAAACATTGACCTTAGAGATTAATCCTGAATTTACTAAGACACAAAAAGAGTGTTTAAATTACCTATTTGACAACAAGACAAAAGAGGTATTGTTTGGTGGTGCAGCAGGTGGTGGAAAGTCTTGGGTTGGTGTTAGCTATTTAATCTTAATGGCTTTGCAATACCCTAAGACAAGATATTTAATGGGTAGGTCTAAACTTGATTCATTAAAGAAAACAACATTAAATACTTTTTTTGAAGTTTGTACAGCTTGGAATTTAAAAGCAATTGAAGATTATACATTTAATGGCTCAAGTAATATTATAACTTTTTACAATGGTTCTGAAATAATATTAAAAGATTTATTTTTATATCCATCAGATAGAAACTTTGACAGTTTAGGTTCAATGGAACTAACAGGTGCATTTATTGATGAAGCAAATCAAATTACAGAAAAAGCAAAGAATGTAGTTGCTTCAAGATTAAGGTATAAATTAGACCAAAACAATTTAATACCAACAATGTTAATGACTTGTAACCCTGCAAAGAATTGGGTATACACAGAATATTATAGACCTGCTAAAGACAACACCATAAAACCTCACAGGAAATTCATACAAAGTTTAGTTGGAGATAATTCATATATATCTAAACATTACGAAAAACAGTTATTCGAATTAGATGAACTTAGTAAGCAAAGGCTGCTTTATGGTAATTGGGAGTATGATGCAACAAATGATAGTTTAATACAATATGATGCTATTTTAAATATGTTTAGTCAACAAGGAATAGATGGAGATAAATACATAAGTTGTGATGTAGCACGTTTTGGAAGTGATAGAACAGTTATAATGGTCTGGAAAGGGTTACACCTTGTAAATATTAAAACATTGCTTAAATCATCTGTAAATGAGGTTGTAGAAGCTGTCAAGCAATTACAACAAGAATTTCAAGTTAGTTTAAGAAATATAATAGTAGATGAAGATGGAGTGGGTGGAGGTGTTAAAGATTATTTAAGATGTCAAGGATTTGTAAATAATGCAAGACCTTTAAAAAATGAAAATTATCAAAATTTAAAAACACAATGTTATTATAAATTAGCAGATTTAATAAATAAAGGGCAATTAGGTATAAGTTGTTCTGATGTAAATATTAAGAATCATATTATTGAAGAATGTGAGCAAGTAAGAACAAAAGATGCTGACAAAGATAATAAGTTACAAATAATCCCTAAAGATACAATAAAAGCTATTTTAGGTAGGTCACCTGACTATTCAGATGCATTAGCAATGAGAATGTATTATGAAATTGATGGTAACTTTGGTAAGTATTATGTACAATAAAAAAACCCCTCACTTGAAGAAAATGGAAGTAATGAGGGGTTCTAACTAAAATGAATGTAATGCAAATATATAAATTTTAAACTAAAAAACAACTATTTCTATTATATTAGTGTATGAAAGTCAAAATTAAAAAGAAGGGCAAAGTTAAAGAGTTCAAGTTAATCAGCAGTTGGGAAGATGTAACCCTTGAGAAGTGGATAAAATTGGTTGACTTTCATAAAGGTACTAAGAGTAGTGAGGCATTAGAAACGATAGCTGAATTATCTAATATTCCAAAAGACTTGATTAAGCAATTGGAATTAAAAGATGTAGCACTAATAATGAGTAAAGTTGCAGAGATGCAACAAGAGCAAAATAGTTCTTTAAAAAGAGTAATTGAAATAGAGGGTAAAAGATACGGCTTTCATCCTGACTTAGATAGCATTACATTAGGAGAATGGTCAGATATAGAAACATATATAAAGCAAGATATTGAAAAGAATTTACCTGAAGTGATGGCAATATTGTATAGACCAATAGTAGAAAAAAAGAATGATGTTTATACAATTGAAGCTTATGATGGTGATATAAGCATAAGGACAGAGATAATGAAAAGAATGTCAGCAGAGCAAGTGCAATCAGCACTGGTTTTTTTTTATCATTTCGTAACCAAATTGTCCGAGATTTTGCCATTATATTTGATGGAACGGCTGAAGGAAATGAACAAGCAATTGCCTCAGAGTCTTTTGCCGAAAAGTGGGGCTACTTTGGAGTAATGTATAGATTGTGTAATGCAGATATATCAAAGTTAGAACAAATAACAAAATTAAACCTGTTAGAAGCATTTACATGGTTAAGTTATGAAACAGATTTAGAAACACAAAATAAAGTAAAATATGCCAGTAAGCAATAAGACATACAATAACGTAGTAGATACATTATGTAGATTAGGTCAATATCACGACCAAATTTCAACTGTATCTGTTGGAGATTTATTTGATATTAATCTCGAAAAAATGGAAAAGCTACCATTGCTTCACATAAATCCAACATCAGTAACAACAGGAGACAGTGAGTTAGTATATAATTTTCAATTGTTTATTTGTGATTTAGTGTCTGAAAAAAAAGATTGGCAAACACATCAGGCTGAACAGTTAACTAAACTTATAGACACCAAGAACAACGAACAACAAGTGTGGAATCAGACATTAGAAATATGTACTGATTTTATTGGTATGCTTAGACATAGCTCAAGACAATCACAAGCAGGAGTTAATGATATTAATGTTCCATTATATTTTACAGAAGGTCAATTTACAATAGAACCATTCCAAGAAAGGTTTGACAATCTTTTATGTGGTTGGACATTTACAATAGGAATTAAAGTAATGAATGACTTTGATACTTGTATTATTCCAGTTAGTGATTTAGGTGCAGGATATTGATGATTAAATTATTAAAAAGATTAAATATAATAAAGATAGGTAAATTAGAAATAAAAATAATACCACCAACAATAACAATTAAAATATAAAAAATGGCAGATTTAACAACTAGTCTAACTGAAAGTGTAACCTTAAACGGTGCAGTTAGAGGTACAACAAACACAGTAACAACAACAGGCATTAATGATGTCTTTGAAAGAATAGTAACTTGTGCTCATTCACAAACTACTACAATAGCAACATTTGCAGCAAGTCCACATACTTCAGCAGTAGCTATTGATGTAGATAGAACTAAATATGTAAGAGTAACTAACCTAGATGAAAACGCTGAAATAGAATTAGCAATAGTAACAACTGCTAGTAACTATCAAGTAACAATAACTCCAGGCAATTCTCATATACTAAGTCAAGGTGCAGCTATTGCATTAGGTGAAGCAGATGTATCTCCTAGCTTTGGAACAATGGAAAATTTAGCATCTTTACAAGTAAGACCTGTTGGTGCTTCTTACAATCCAAGAGTTGAAGTATTTGTTGCAGTTGAGTAATGAATACTGATAATATAGAAAGATACTTAAATAGTTTTGGAAAGTATATTGTAAAACAATCTAAGACTAATTTAACCAAAGGTAAAAAGAATGTTAATAAGAGTTTATATAATTCTATTAACTTTAAAGTAGAAACAACTGCTGATGGTTTTAGTGTGCAATTCTATATGAATAGTTACGGAACTTTTGTAGATAAAGGTGTTTCAGGGAACAAAACAACACAATCTTATAGAAATTACAAAGGTAAAAATGAAACAAGCCCATATAAATATACTAATAAGCAGCCACCAAGTGGAATAATAGACAAATGGGTAGTTAAAAAGGGGATAGCCCCAAGAGATGAAAAAGGTAGATTTATAACAAGAAAAAGTATATCGTTTTTAATTGCAAGAAGCATAAAGGTTAGAGGTATAAAAAGTACAAGCTTTTTTCAAAGACCATTAGAATTAGGTTTAAAAACTTTTAGTAGCGACTTGTTAGAAGCAATTAGAGAAGATATAATAGAAGGACTAACAACAGTAAAATAAATGGCAACACTAATAAACCAAAAACCATTATACGACACGCTTCCAGTAGGGCAGCAAATAATATTTACAGTATTTAATTTGTCAGCAGTACAAAACAATTTTAATGTTAAGTATGTTGCAGAAGTACACGTAGATAATTCAGCAATAGATATAGATGCAGGTGGACACTTAGTAGCTACATTCAAAACAACACCAAACAATGCAGGTGTTGGTATATTTGATTTACGTTCATTATTAGAAAGCTATGTAAGTTCTGATAATTTAGGTTCATCTATTGGAGATGGTAGTCAATACAAAGGTGTAACATATAGTTTAGCTACACCACATCCAATACATTTAATAGACAAGTTTGCAAGAAGCAATAACTCAACGAGATATTTTAGGGTTAAATTTACAGTTGAAGGTTCATCGACTGCAACTGCACCTGTTGCTCAGATTGCTAATAGTGCAGTCTACTCAATTAATTATTTGTTTTTTAATGGAGTATTACAAAGGAATGATTACTTAACTCTAACAGGTTCAGATTATGGTTATAATTTAGCACAAAATTTGTTATATACTGCTAACTCAGATTCAGCAGCTAAGTTCTTAAGTAATGCACCAACTACACAATATGCTAATATAAATGATTATGGTGCAATAGGATTTTTAAACTTTTTACCTGAATCTAGTGACAAAATAAATTATATTACTTTAAGATATTATGATAGTTCAGGAAATCCATTAGGTTCTGAAACTATAAACCAACTAAACGCAAATGGTGGGGCTTCAGGTGCAGGAAGTATAAGTAATAATAGACTTTTATACTTTGGTGGCTTTCCTGGCAACTTACAGAATACTGCAACAACATTTAAATCATTAGTAACCGCAGGTACAATACAAGGCGGGTATTACACAATACAAGCAAATAGCACAAGTAGTGGTTCTCAGCAATTATATACTATTAACTTAAATTGTCCTAATAGTAAGGGGTTTGAAAGTGTTAGACTATGTTGGCTTAATCAATGGGGTGTTTGGGATTACTATACATTTACAATGAAGTCAGTTAGAACAACATCTACAAATAGAACAACATACACGCAAATGAGTGGCTCTTGGAATGAATCAAGATACAGTATAGATGGATTTAAAGGCGGCAAGAAAAACTTTAGAGTAAACTCAACAGAAAAGATTAGAGTTAATACTGACTTTGTTACAGAAGCTGATGCAGTATGGTTTGAAGAATTAGTTAATAGCCAACAAGTTTATATTATTAATGGATATGATTCAGCAGAAACACCTCCTTATAATACTATGACTAACAAATATGTAGAACCTGTATTAATTACTACATCAAGCTATATAAGAAAAACAATTGCTAATGATAAGCTGATACAGTATACATTTGAAATGGATAGAAATAAAACACAACAAACACAAACATCGTAATGAGTGTACAGTTAGTATTATTCCCACAAGAAAACCCATCATCTGAATTTTTAGTTGATGCTTTAGATTTTACAACAGTTAATAGTTTAACATCTCTTGATTTGTCAACTTCAGGAAATACGTTTCAAACTATTATGCAAACTGCACCACCAACATCTTCAGGTACTTGGAATATATTTAGAAATACACTTAACGGAACTCCAGACCCACCTAGTGAATTAAATGGAAATTTATTAATTAATGCAATAGCATCTTCAGGGCTTGGAGTATTTTCAGGTGTATATCAGAATATAACAGGAACAATAGCAGGAGAACAATATACAGTTACAATAAATCTAACATCTACTGTTGACACAGTTGTTTTAGGTTGGTATAACGGAACACAGGGAATTAATTACACAATTAGTGCAGCATCTACACAAATAACACACAACTTTACTGCTCAATCAGATTCAGATACTTTATTTATTGCTTATTTAAGTAACGATAATAATGATTTAACAATTAGCAGCATATCAGTAACAGGTGCGACATTTATTAAGGAATGGCAAGGGCAAGTTATCTGTGACTTATATGAAGATGAAGAAATACCATTAACATTAAGTGTAGATGATTTTAAAAACGTAGCTGAAAAAGTACAATCATATTCTAAAGATTTTAATCTACCTGCAACAAAAAGAAATAATAAGATATTTGGTAATATATTTGAAATAACAAGAACAGTAGCTAATCCTTACGACTTTAATCCATTCGCATTAACTAGGGCTATTTTAAAACAAGATGGAGTTATTCTATTTGATGGTACTTTAAAGCTTATAGATATACAAGATAGAGATGGAGAAATAAGTTACAATGTTAATTTATTTTCACAAACAATTGCTTTAGCAGATGCTTTAAAAAACAAAACATTTGATGATTTAAGTTTTTATGAACTTGAACACAATTACAATAAAACAGTTATTCGTTCTAGTTGGCTAGGTGCATTAACATTAAACAACCCATTACCAACAGGAACATTTGCAGGAACGGCAGGAGCATCAACTACGGCAGTATTAAAATACCCTTTTGTAGATTGGACAGGTCAAGTATATTTTGGTTCAGGTGCAACATTTGGTTCAGAGCCAAACACACCAAACTTAGATAGATTAGAAACTGCTTTTAGACCATTTATAAAAGTTAAATACTTATTAGATAGAATATTTAGCGAAGCAGGTTACACTTATAGTTCTAGTATATTCTCAGCAGGTAAATTTACAGGATTGTATATGGACTTTAATTGGGGTGGGAATTCTATGCCTGCACAAATAAGTGATACAAGCTTTACAGGCACTTACGATTATACTTTTGCAAGTTCTCAGCCAGACCAACAAACAGATGATACTTTTTTAACGGCAGGTGTGTTTGGCGGTTCTATGCCTGGAAGCGCACCTTCATCCGAAGTACCTGATGACTATCAAACATCAGGTGCTAATAAATATAAAATAATTGGCACAAATAATAATCAATTATATGATATAGATTATGTTATTAACCTGCAAAACACCTTAAACAATAATGCAGACCAATTAAGGTTAAGGTGGGTGTATTATGATGATAGTGAATCAACAACTAATTATATTAATGAATCAAGCGTCCCTGTGCAAGCAGGTTCAACTGGTACTTTATCAGGAAATCTATCAGTTGCTTTAGATGTTGATGACGAATTATATTTTCAAATTAGAGGTTCAGCAGGTTTTTCAGGTTCACATTGTCAAATATCAAAAGATTTAGATACTGTAATAACTTATAATGTTTCAAGTGCAGTTGTAACAACTTCAAGGCTTAATGCTTTAAGAGGTGAGATAAGCCAATGGGACTTCTTAAAAGGTATTATGACTATGTTTAATTTAATTACATTACAAGACAAGACAGACCCTGCTAACATTATAATAGAACCTTATGGTGATGTATTTATAAAGACTACAAGTGGAACTACATTAGCTGAAAGAAGCATACAGGATGATTGGACACACAAAGTAGATTTAAAAGATATTAAATTAACTCCTTTAAATGATTTAAAAAAAGAAACTGTATTTAAGTTTGAAGATGATGATGATGATTATGCTTTTGATTTATATAAGACAAGTACAAAAGGCTTTTTATACGGAAGCAAAGTATTTGATGCGTCAGGATTAACATTATTAGAAGGTACTGAAGAAGTAGTAGCAACACCATTCTCAGCAACAGTATGTAAGCCTTTATTTGAACAATTAGGTCAGTTTATTATTCCAAGTATTTATTCTTTAAATAGTGATGGCACAACTGAAGGCTTTGACAATAATCCAAGAATATTATATGACCATTCTCCATCAGGTGGAATAGACTTAGGGTATACATATTTTATACCTGCACAAAATGGAGTTACTTTTGAGAACACTCAAATACTTTATACATTCTCGCATTTGTCAGATATACCAACACAAACAGATACTGATGATTATAACTTTGGAGAATGTCAGCTAATACCACCAATAGGACAAGCACCAATAAGCAATTTGTTTAATAATTATTGGCTGCCTTATTACAATGAGTTATACAATCCTGATACAAAGACGATGGAGTTAAAAGTTAATCTAAGTGCAGGAGATATAGCAAATTTTAAGTTTACAAATTATGTAATGATAAAGAATAGAGCATACAGAGTTAATAGAATAGATTACAAGCCAAAAGATTTATCAACAGTTGAATTTATATTAATAGGATAATGAATTTTAGAACAGGATTTACAGTAAAACCAAAAGAAGTCTTAACAAGTGGTCAAGTCATTTTTACAGATGGCACTAATGATGTAACACCAAATCAACCATCTTGTGAAGCTTACGGATATACATATAATGTAGCTACTCAAACTTGTGTAGCTTTTGACTATTCAACAAGAATAGGTGTTAATGTAAGTAATGAAAACAACTTTATAAAAGGAGATAGAAATTCAACTGAGACAGGTACTAATAATACAATAATAGTAGGACAAAATAACACAACAAAAGGAGATAACAGAAATAATATCATAATAGGAGATTATAATGAAGTAGCTAATGGTGTTAAAAATGCTTCTGTATTTGGTAACTACGGAAAGGCTCAAAGAGATGGTGAGTTTGTAATTGGTGGTGGAGGTTTTGGTATGACTGGCGTTGGTAAAGCACAATCATCTCAAATAACTTTAACAGGGACTACAACTGATGCAGTTGCTACAAGCCTTTTAGTAAACGGAGAAACAAGCAAAACAATTATAGATAGAGAAGCAGTAACCAATTCTTTTCAAGGCTTTGAAGCTAATGTTATGGGTGTAAGAACAGGAGGAACGGCAGGAGGTAGCCCTTACGATAGAATACTATTAAGAGCAACAGGATTAGTGTATTTAAAAATAGTTGACCAATCTGTTGCAACTTTAGGAAGTTTTGGAACAGTTACAGGTTGGACTTCTGGAATGGCATTTAGTGGTACTAATGATATGTTATTCCAAGTAACAGGTGCAGCAAATATGAATATTAGTTGGAGTTGTACTCTAAACATTTACAATATAAAAGTATAAATTATGGCAGATAAAACAATATTAGAAGCAGAAGTAAAATCAAATGTTGGCGAAGTAACTAAAGATGTTGATAAATTAAATAAATCGACTGAAAAAGCTTCAGGAGGATTTAAAGGAATGGGTAAGGCTATTAAAGGTATTGGAACTGCTATAAAAGGTGCAGGTCTTTTAATATTAGCAGGTTTATTAGCTAAATTAATGGATGTATTTAGAAGTAATCAAAAAGTTTTAGATACATTTAATAGCCTTATGACAGGTTTAAGTATTGCTTTTAATGATTTATTTAGATACTTGGATGATAATTATGAAGTAATTAAAGGTTATTTAAAAGGATTATTTACTGACCCTTTAGGTGAGTTAGCAAAATTAGGTATGGGAATACAAAAATTCTTTGTTGAAAAAATGAAGGGTGCAGTCCAAGTATTAGAAGGGGCTTTTATGTTGATGCAGAGTTTTGCCAATCCTCAAAAATTTGCACAAGGTCTTGCTAAAATAACTGCTGGTATTATAACATCAGGAAAAGAAATATCTGAAATATATACCGATATAGAATCAAATGTAAGTGATTACATTTCTAGCGTATCAGAACAAGCAAAAGGTATAACTGCTTTAGAAAAAGCTGCAAGAGCAGCAGGTGTAGAATTTGCAATGTTAAATGCTAAATTTTTAAAAGATGCAGAAATACAAAGACAAATAAGAGATGATGTTAATAAAACTTTTGCTGAAAGAATAGAAGCAAATGAAGAATTAAGCAAAATATTAGTTAAACAACAAGAATTACAAACACAAGCAATACAAAAACAAGTAGACTCAGCATTTGCACTTCATAAAGCAGATAAAACTAATCTTGACAATAAATTAGCATATCAAGAAACTTTAGTAGCACAAGCAGAATTAGAAGAAACTATAAAAGGTCAGCAGTCTGAACAATTAACTAATCAAACTACATTAGAAAATGAATTAAGAGATGCTCAACAACAAACTCGATTAGAGGGTATAACAGGCATAGAAAGGGAGTTAAAAGAACTTGAATTTTCTTATGAAGCAAAAAAGAGACTTGCAGAACAATCAGGCATAGCTATTACTGCTATAACAAAACAATATGAACAACAAAAAGAAGCAATAGTACAATCAGGAGTTAATGCTCAATTAAACGCTTATTCTTCTTTAACAGGTGCATTAGGAAAATTGGCAGGAGAAAATAAAGAATTTGCAATTGCTCAAGCAGTTATGGATACTTATGCAGCAGCCAACTCTATATTAACAGACCCTTCTTTTGTAGGTCCTTCAAGATTTGCAGCAGCAGCAGCAGCAATAGTAACAGGTTTAGCTAATGTGCAATCTATTATGCAAGTACAAGTTCCAGGAGGTGGAGGAGGTGGAGGAATGGGTGCATCAGCACAAACACCATCACCACAAATGATGTCAGGCACTTTTGAATTAGGTGGTGGACAAGCCCCTGAACCTGTTCAAGCTTATGTAGTTAGTGAT